CAGAGAGGAAATCCACTGTGTTGTGTTAAATCGGGGAAAGGCGCCTATTCTGTCAGAAGCGTGACGCGCTGTCAGGTTCTGAATCGTCGTCGGTTGTCTGATTCTTCGGCATACGCATCGCACGTACGGCCAAAAGCGTTGACTCGTTGAGGTCTCGCCGTATAATCCTCGCCATCCCCGTGCGCCCTTAGCTCAGCTGGATAGAGCACCGGCCTTCTAAGCCGTAGGTCACAGGTTCGAATCCTGTAGGGCGTGCCATTATCTTTCAATGAGTTATCACTCTCCTTCCGCTTTCAAAATTTCCCCCTGGGACATATTTGGGACACGACTGCCAAAAATCGCGTCTATTTGACGTGCATGCTCCGTAAGATGGTTAGGCGCAAGATGAGCATATCGCTGTACCATTTCGATGCTTTCCCAGCCTCCCATTTCCTGCAGCGCAGACAGTGGCACCCCGGCCTGAATCAACCAGCTCGCCCACGTATGCCTCAGGTCGTGGAAACGGAAATCTTCAATGCCCGCTCGCTTCAGAGCTGCCCGCCATGCTGTATTGGAATCCACGCGTGTCTTGCGCACGGTTGCCGTTGTGGTTCCGTCACTTCTCTTCGCTGATTCGGTGTGTACGAATACCCAGTTGTGATGCCGGCCGATCTGCTTCTTCAGAACGGCGCAGGCTGTGTCATTCAGGGCAACGCCAATTGCCCGGCCTGACTTGCTGTCCTCTGGATATATCCATGCCACCTTTCTCTGCATGTCAATCTGCTGCCACTTCAGGTCCACGATGTTAGAGCGTCGCAGGCCTGTTGCCAGCGCGAACTCTACGGTAGACTTTAGGGGTTCGGGGCATTCATCAATCAGTCGCTGAGCTTCAGCGGGTTCGAGCCAACGCACCCGCTTATTTCTTTCCTGTGGAACCCTGATAACCGGCGACTTCTCAATCCATTTCCACTCCCTCTCGGCCGCCCGCATCAGAGCCTTCATTAATGCCAGGTGCTTTGCCTTAGTTGAGGTTGATACCGGAACTGCTTTAAATGCTCCGATTTCGATACCTTTCTTGGCCATCGTTGCCGCGCGCTGATTCCATCTCTCCTCTGCCTTGCGGTTGGTCATCTTGCTGACGGCGGCGTATATCTTCGCCTCGCTTATATCCTTTAGTAGCATCCCTTCAAAATGCATAAGCCAGAATCCAATCCGGCCTTTATCTGCATCGATAGACTTCTTGTGGGCCTTCTCTTCAAACCAGCGCATGCAGGCCTCTTCGAAAGTCACGTCCGGGAAATCCCCGAGACGCTCTATTCGCCATAACTCAGCCTTTCGGCGGTCGTGCAGCTCCTGCGCTTGCTTTCTGTCCTCTGTGCCAAGAGATTCTTTAATGCGCTTGCCGCCTGGCGTCGTGTAGCTCCCGTACCAGACGGAGCCCCTGCGGAAGATCGACATGGTGATTTCTCCTCATGTGTATCTGCCGCGCTCACGGCGACAGTGTGCATTGGATTGTTGAGAGCGGCAATACAGGCCTGACGGGTGAGAAGGTAGGGTGACTTAGGTTTGGACGGGTCTTTGCGCGTGGCGGTGAGCCTGCCGGTGCGTATCCACTGCTGACAGGTTGGGCGGGATATGCCCAGAAATGCGCACGCCTCATCCATAGAAAGTGCGTAACTTTCCATATCTACTCCTTATCCGGCCAGTTCTAGGCCACGGCTAAGCAAATAAAAACGGCGAGCCACAGAGTGAACTCGCCGGGGCAGATGTCGCTAAGGGTGTTCATCGCCCTAATAGCTCTTTCATCCGGGCGTAGGTTTCCGGCGCGCGCTTGTCAGGTCTCTTAAGCTCTTTTCTCAGGAGACTTGTCAGCTCTTCCCAGTTCTCGATTACCGGTGCAAATCGTGGACATTTAGCGGCTATTAAAGGGAAGCTTTCTTTTATCTCAGGGATGCGCTGAACCAGATTCATGCATCGGTTTAGATCTGCCGGGTCGGACGGTGGGGAGAAATATGAACCGTAGAAGTTCTTTTTCATTCCTAATGCAATCGAGGCCATCGTTGCAGAACTAACGCCGACATTACCAGTGGCCTGCCATTCCATAACTTTCATGGCTAAATCAGACATAACAACTCCTCACGCAGAGCGCGATAGTGAATAGGGTGAGTGGGGGGTTACTTCAGGGTGATGTGGGGGATTTTGCCTGCAAGAATTGCGTCATACACATCATCACCGCATGACCAGCAAATATCATTAAGCGCTTTGACTGCCTCCTCTCTCTTGATAAGCTCTTCGTGCGGCATAGGCCTAAACTCCCATCTATCAAGGTCTAATGCGCCGCAAGTACCGGCTCTTATCCAGAACCCAAAGACAGTACCGAACTTTTCAGCTACCACATCAAAATCACTCCACCCGATCTGACCCTTCTGTTTTGCCTGACACTTTCCAGCAGGTGGCGCCCCTTCGCCATTCCATTCAGCGTTCATGCCACGCTCCTCTGCTTCTGCGCCCACTGCGCGCGTTCATGGTCCTCACGACATCCCGCATCGCAGTAATGCCCCTTGCTTATCGTTTCGTCGCAGTAGTGGCACTTTCCTGTGAACTCAACCGTCGGTCGCGGGCGATTCGCCAGCGCGACCTCTATCAGCTGCTGCTCGCGTTCCGCTGCTTCATCTATCGGATCTGGATGTGTCATTTCGGTTTCCTTTAGGCAATAAAAAACCCCGCCGTGGCGAGGTCTGGTATGTTTGGAACCTGATTTATTCATTTACAGGAATAGGATTATGCTTTTCAACTGCTTCACGAAATGCAAGATCACTGAGAGGATGTATAGAGGCTACATAATAACTTTTCTGCTCTTTCCCCGTCATCCATGAGGCTGTCCTGATAGTAACACGGCTAGTAAAATGACCCTTACCATCAATGTAATGGTCAATATCAAGTCGGGGCTTCTCTGAATCCACAATAGAGCTATTGCCATTATCATCAAAATACAGTGTATGAATCACTTTCCATCCTCCTGCTTCAAATAAACCGGATCCGTACCCCTTGGGTATTTATTCGACTCTTCCCTGTAGAATTCTAGCCGCTCCTTAAAGTAGGCGCGCAACGCTTCCGGCTGCTGCAACTCCACTTCCATCGGGATAACAGGCTTGTTCATACGCTCCTTGTAAGCCACTCCGGACGCGGCTAAATCGACGTTCATCCGGTCGCGTTCTTCTTTGCTGCGTGCTGCGATATTATGTGACATGAGCTTTCCTCCTTCCCTGAGTATACCGCTACCGACGCCATGCCCGGCTCTTAATCTCTTCTTCATCGCAATACTTATCGTATGCGAAAACTAAAGCCTCGTTTTCCGTGTCGAATAGCTTGTCGGTTATCTTCTCCCAGCCCCGCAATCCCATTTTGCGCACGTCCCACTTCCCGTCACGCGGCCAGATGACATAGCCGCATGTGTGCTGATTGCTGTAGACTTGAGCCCTGGTCAGGCGCTCGCCTTCATCAAGCATATAGAACGCGACTCCGCTTATGAATGTGCGCATATATCCGCCTTAATACTGTTTGCATAAACAGTATATCAGGGCGGGGAGGGGGTCAATCTGAGGTGAGTTCAGGAGAGGCTGCCAGCATTGCTGCATAACAAAGCTTTGCCCTATGTGCGGCCTGCTGACATCCGCTCATTGCTTCGTATGCTTCCCATTCTTCGTCGGTGCTAAAAGATTCGTCAGGTTCGGACTCAAAGCCAGCAATCACCATGCCCTCTGTCGGCTCAACCGGCACGAGCTGCCATCCGTCACGCGCCTTACGATGCGCCAGCAGCTCCTGCGCCATATCTGTTAGTTCCCCAACTCGCCAGGCGTTACCTGAAGCTATTTCCTCTAGCCTCTCATAGCTAATCATTTCGCCTCCTCAATTTTGCGCAGGATGGCGGCGCGGCAGGCGTTCCAGCCTTCTCGCCAGTCGTCGAACTCGTTATGAATGCGCTCTGCATCCGGCACCAGCTCCGCCAGGTTGATAGCTGGCGCAGGACGGATGAATAACGGCTGGCAGATAATACCTAATGGCATTATCCCGTCATAGCAGATGCTGCCGCTCTTCTTTCCTTCCCATCGATAGGCAACCGGTTCCTGTCTCTGCATCTCCGCTAGTTTCGCCTCTGCTGCTTCTGCGCGCTGCTCCAGCGCCCGGAATGCTTCGGCAATGGCGAGGATGGCATTAGTACTTGCAGCCAGAGTAAATTCCTCTCCAATGCTAAACGCTTCCTTGCGCGTTTCAGCATTCATCATTGCTTGAGCCAACTCAGCTAATTCATTCAGCTTTTCCATAATCACTCCTCCACCTGGCCGCCTGCTTGTCGGATAGCTCTTTCAACCCCAGCCTTTTCAAGATAAATCCCTTCGCCAACAGCGGGGAAGGAAGCCAGTATGCCGGTCAAATTGACTTTCACCGGCTGCGGCGCGGTGGCGTTCAGGCGCACAGCTTCGGCTCGGTACGCATTCCATCCCTCACACTGTCCTAGATTTCTGGCTTCGTCCGGTTCTTTTTCGTTGAAACCATCACAAGAAACTGCGTCAGGAAGGCGCAGCGCCGGGGCGGGCGGTGCGGTGTAAAGCTCAGTTTTTCCCAGCGGCTTGTGATTGCATTTAGGGCAAACATCGTTATCACGCCACTCATCTATCACTTCAAAACCACAACAGCCGCAGTCATAGCGCGTATATTCAGGCTCCGCCGTTAGCGACGCGAGCGCGATTTTCATGACCTGTAACTGCATTGAATCGTCCTCATCCAGACCGAACGGGATTTCATCGCATACCGCCTCTAGTTCTGAGATTTGAGGTTTAAGCCAATCAACCAGCGCCTTTCTCTGCTCTTCCGTATATCCCTGCATCATTCCACCTCCACGCGCTTAAACTCGATGACCCAAGCCCTGCCAAGCTTTATATGGCTGACCTGACTTTGCGATATGCCGAACCGCTCAGCGATATCCCTTTGCGTCCAACCCTTTTCCAAAAGGCGCTTGATAGAACGAACATCCACCTCGCGCAACTTAGCAGCGCCATTTCTTTCTCCGCGCACGATAACGGTTGGCATTTTGGCGCGACCTTTGGCGCTGCAATCTTTCATGTTTTGCGAGTGAGTTCCGGCAGCCAGGTGTGCTGGATTAATGCACGCCGGATTGTCGCAGGAGTGCAAAACCTCCATGCCTTGTGGTAAATCTCCTTTAGTTAACTGATAGGCCAGTCGATGGGCATAAACTCCACGGCCATTGATGGTTAGTTTCCCGTAACCAGCATTGTTGGTGTGCCGCTGCCACTCCCAGCATTCGGTTTGTTCGTTGATGCAGCACCCATTTGCAAGTCGGCGCGCCAAATGCTCAGGTGAATTTTGGTCTAAACCTTTGCCTGGGTAGATTCGGGCGTTGGTGTTGGTATTGCGCACCATGTCGGCGTTTAAGAGGATTGGGCGTTCACGCATGGGCTGCATCCTCATTCTCTCGGCCTAAATACGAGAGAGAAACAATGGCGACAGCCTGAAAGCTGAGATCGTCAGAGACAAACTGCTTCAGTCTGTTCAGGTCTTCCTGAGAGACAATTCGGAAAGTCAGCTGAGCGATACCCGAGACAGTCGCATTACCTTGCGCTGCGCAGTAATGGTAGATATAGCGGTTTTGCTTAGCCATCACTCACCATCCTTACCGGCGCGGAGTTGGGGCGGGAATAAGCCGATCACTTCATCACCCTCTGTCATGAGCCGAATTATCATGGCGATAGTATCAATCGCCTCCTGCTCAACTGCTCCCCATGTTTCGCGGCCTTCTGCGAAATGCACGCCTGCTTTTACCAGCTCGCCAGACTCTTCAGCTACCTTCGTCAGCACGTAATTAGGCTGTGGAAACTTACTCATTGCCTTACTTGCTCTGGCCCTGGCATGAATCACCAAGTTCCCGAAATAATCCTGTTCTGCAAAAGCCTTATATGCTTCAGCCTCCTCTTCGGCTGCATCCAGCTTTTGCTGCAGCGCGGAGAACTTCCGTACCAAATATGCAGCCAGATTCTCGCCAACGAGAATATCTGACGGGAGACACTTACCCGCCAGCAGGCCGCGCATTTCGTTTTCAGTGATTTTCACGTGAAACCTCCTTCTGCTGATCCCATGCCTTTTGCATAAACTCTTCGCTGAACTCCATTTCTGGTGCCTGCTCGAAAACGATATAGGCTTCTTCCTGGCAGTTAGTGCAGTAGCCGGAAACTTTACGGCAACCGCAGTTATCGCAATGTCCACTCATCTGTATCTCCTGCGCCAATGGCGGCGATTTATTCCAGACAGCCGGGATACCAGCCGCGGCTAATGAGCCTGGCGCGCTTCTCAGCTGCGATAATGTTCTGCTGACGTTTGTCCTCGCCGCGCTCTGCGAACGAACGGCGGCTGACAATCATGGTTTCGGGATGGGAACGCGTGATGCGCCGGGTGCTGACCAGCGTGTAAGTAAAGTCGGTGCAGCCATCGATCGGCACAGGCTCACTTGCTTCGATAACGACCGTTTTGCCGCGCAGACAGCCGCGCATCAACCCGTTGAACTCGCCGAGCGTCATATGAAAAAGGGCGCTTAATTCGCGCCCTGTACGTGGTCCCTTTGAAAGCTGCCATGCGACCTTTTCCTTAAAGCCGCTGTTGGGGTGGGTGTTACGACGATACTGTGCGAGCTTACGCATTGGCGGCCCCGTCCTCGTCCAGCTCTGCTTTGCGAAGCAGGTAAACATCGGTGGCTTTTTCGAGCGTGTCAGCCTCATTCGCCAGCATGCGTGCCGCGTATTTGTAGCAGCGGTCCAGACCGGCAACGTTTTCCGCTTCAGCTGCAGCGGTGGTGAAATCGGCAAGCAACTCGTCCGGCGTGCGCGCTGGTGCACTGGTGTTCGTCGCCGGGTTAATTTCGCGCTCGGGCTGCTGCGTTTCGGGCTTGCTGTTGATCAGGTTGTTCAGGTCTGCCCGGCTGCGCGCCGGGGTGACGTCGCGTTCCGCGCGCTGCGCCGGTTCGAACTCATCCGGGGTGTAAACGCCGAGAATCACATCAGGGCAGTAAAGTCGCGCCCAGTATTTGACGGCCAGATAAGCCAGTTGCTGCTTCGGCGCCGTCTTCCAGAGCGGAGAGTTACGCGTAGTGACGTACTCCATAAATAGCGGTTCGCCCCAGGTGATTTCCGTTTCGCCGCGCAGCACTGCGCCGACACGAACAAACAGGCCGCGCTCGTTGGCCGCATTAGCTGCACCAGGCTTGAATTTCCCCCAGTCGCCGCCGTATTCGTATTTAAAACGCCCCTGAACGGCTGTTGAACTGGTGATGACTGCATTAACCAGTTGCGCCTCATAGCCCAGCGTTCCGTTAACGAGATGCGTTTTTTGCGCCACCGCATATGGATTCATTCCCCACTGGGCCGCCTGTAACGCAATTGCCAGGCAATCAGCAGGTTTACCTGCCAGGTGGGCTGGCACTGTTGCACGACCTTCAGCCATGACTTTGGCGAAAGCCTGTAACTTTTGCAGACCGCTCGGGCTGAAGATTGCCGCTTTGGTGTCGGCCTCGTTGACCGGCGCGTGCGTAATTTCGTTGCTCATGCGTAATCCTTCCTTTTGGCCCAGTCCGGGCGCGTGATTTCTTCAATGCCGCCCCAGTTACCGGTAAGCATGCATTCGTGATAGGTGGTCAGGTCGCGGCGGAACAGGTCATAGCCGACGGCAACATCGTCCTCCTGAAGCTGGAAGGTGCGCACCGGATAGCGGCCGCAGTCGATCGACTCGCTGACGGCGATGAACACGAAAAGCGGGTACTCGCCGAAGTGCTTACTGAAGCCCTCGCGGTAGTAGGCGTCCTGAACGTGATAGCGGAACTCTTCGACGTGGCGGGCAAAGCGGGACATATCAGCCACTTTTTTCACGTCGACGATGACAGGCTGGCCGGACAGGAACTTGTCTGGCCGGATCCGGCAAAGCTCGCCGGTCTGCTCGTCGTTCCAGTAGATTGATGCTTCCTGATGGCCTTCAGCTTCCAGCAGCCAGCGCGCGGCCGGATGGGCGAGGGCGCTGGCGCGCATAAGCTTCAGTTTGCGACCTTCCTCGGCGTCCATCACAGTCATGCCCAGCCCGGCGCAGTCTTTCAGAAAAGCTTTCTCGTTCGCCTTTCCCTCGTTGGTGCGCCGGTTGAATTCTGGCGCCACGATGAAGCGGTTATCGAATTCTTCGGGCTCCAGCAGCAGGCAGTGCAGGGCGGTGCCCATATCCAGCGCAGCTTTTTTCTCTTCGTCCTCGGGCGCTTCTTTGCGCCACTGGAAGATGGCCGGGTTTATAGCGATGTCGTCCAGCTGCGATTTGCTGATGCCGGGGCCGCTGTGGTACGACTCGTTGCTGATGTCGTAATAGATGCCTGGCTCCATCAGGCAGCCTCCATATTTCCGTGTCGCTGACAGTAAATCCCGATCGCCATTTCCCGCTTAGCGACTTTCACCAGCGCATCACGCAGGAAATGCTCTGCGGCTTCGTACTGCTCATCGTCTTCGTCGACCATTTCTATGGCAGGGTAATCAAAATGCTTCGGCAGGAACGAGCACAGCGCGGTCATCAGCGGGTTAATCTTGTGCTGGTCCATCCTCGCGTCGACTTCATCACCGATGCGCTCTAAATCCTCCTCAGAGAGGTTTTTGATAATCTCTTCGACTTCCTGTTTTGCTCGCCATGAAAGTTTCATCTTTTCTCTCCAAGACCGAGTGACTTCAGCATCAGGTTGATGAAGGTAAAATCCTTCGTCTTCTCGACCATCTCGCGCTGGCGCTCCAGCTCTTCCTGCTGCTTGCGGTACTGCTCAACTGCTGCCGGGGCGGTCATTGCGGATTACCCGGCTGTGTGACTGACTGAATCAGGCGCTCTACAAGCTTCTGTAAGCGGCTCTTCGGCTTCCACGACATAACGTCTGCGCCGGTTAATTTGAATGCGAACATAGTGTTTTGTGGGCAGCCCGATGCTGCCCCTGCGAAAGAAAGACGCATGGGGATACCTCATTAAATTTGGTTGGTGTAAAAAAATGGGCACCATTGCGGCGCCCATAGGGAGTGTTACGGTCTGGTTATTTCAAGCCCTCTAAAGGCGTTGGTGACTAGCACCGTCGAAGCGACTCAGTGAATCGCCTCTGCGGTGTTACTCAGCTGGCATCTCAATGATTTCTACGCTTAGCTTTAATACCCTGCCGTCGCCCATATCCCACATAACTGGCTCACCCTGATTGAGTATCTTTTCAGCAACGCAGCTAAGTGCATCATCCGTGACATCATGCTTTTCGCCTATGAACAAGCGAATCCCCACTGGAGCGCCAGCCATTGCCTTACTGCGACCTGCGAATATCTTTCCTGATAAACCGGAAAATCCTAACGTCAATGGATTTGGCATCCTCTCTCTCCTGTAGTGGTTACTGGCCCAGTGCCTTTTTGATTGCTGCTGATGCTCTGTCGATATGCGGCCTGAAATGCGATTCGATATAAGCCAGGTCTACATCAGACAGAACAAGTTCACGCTTCAGGCACTGAAGCGCCTCTAACAGCTCAGGAGCCGCGGCCATCAATTGCCCATTTTCATCTTCTTTTCCGTTAACAATCAGGTCGGCAATCAATCCGCCAGTATCACTTTTAATTTCACCCAGCGGCCCCTGATAGCTCCATTTCCCGGACGTACCTTTAAACTTCTGCATTCCTCACCCCCTCGCTAAATAACCAGCCAACATAAGCCCGGCTATCACTATCCAGCAGATAATCCAGTCACGGTTGCTCATGTTGGCTCCAGTAAAAAGGCCTTACAGGCCCGTATTTGAAAATTTTCCGTGAAGTCTCTCAGATGCCTCCGAGTAAGCCTTGTGGGCCTCCTCAGGCGTTTTGAATTCGCCCAGTGGAATCTTTACACCGTGGCATTTGATCGTGGCTTTCCACTTCTTCGTTTGCTTGTTGAAGCCAACACCTTTATATCCAGAGGTGTTATTTTTCTGCGCAACACGATTCCACATGTTTTCCTGATTGGTAGCAGCTCGAAGGTTATTTTTGCTGTTATCGCTTTTGACATTGTTGATGTGATCAACGCATTCCTTAGGCCACTCACCGTACATGTATAGCCAGGCAAGACGGTGCGCGGCATAAAGAATTGCATCAACCCTGATATAAACGTATCCGTCCTGACGGATGTACCCGGCCACATCTCCGGGGAACTTCCATCCCTTCTGAATCTTCCAGCAAAACACCCCGGTTTCTTCGTCGTAGGTGAGTTGCTCCCTAAGTCGGGCTGCCGTGATTCTGCTCTGGTTCATAGATAGTTACCGTGCCGTTACGATGTCTTTAGATTTGCGATAGCCAGCTGCGTAGATGGAAACTTGCGGCAGGCACATGCCGTTTTCGATTTGGCCGCCGACATACTTCTCAGCGCCCGCCAGAATCTGCTTGTGATACTCCGTCTCTGTTTCTACAGCCTTGACTACGCGGTCAGCTGCCGGCCGTTTGCAGGCAATCTCAGCGCGGCTCAGTTCCACGCGACGCTGCGGCGCTTCCTGACTAAATGCGCTCGCCAGAATCGCTTCAATCTCACGCGCCTTAATAGCCTCTTCAGCCCGGCGAGCGTTGCGGCGTGACTTCGCGTTATCTTTTCCAACAGGGTTAAGTGATTTGCCATAGACGATGTTCGCCATAAATCCTCCGGTTAGTTACTGGCTGCACTGTCGCAACAATGCACTCAGTAACCACTGTTTGAGTTCGGTGCGTTCTCGGCACCTTCCGTAGAGCTTCCCGCTCGTTGTTACAAAGAGCTGCTATCCGTTTCGTACTGCGCCAGCGTCCTGCTGATGGAGAGATATTCACATATTGTGATTTAATGGTCAATCACAAATTGTGTATAAATTTAATATGACACGCTATGTGTGTGATTTTTTTGTGTATTTATTTTTCTACAGCCGCAAAAAACCCGTACAGCGCTCGACTCAGTGCTAAGATTTCATGGCTTAACAGGAGGAGGTTGGTGGCATGAGAAACAAAGATGTGGCTGACTTGCACAGGAAGATGATGCCTGAGGTGGGAGAGGTTCTTGGTAGGGGGACTATGGAGCTGCTGAGGGAGGGGCGGGCGATAACTAATCTGGCAATAAAGGAGAAGATAACAGGTCTTTATGCTGATAAAGCAGATGACATAGTAGTGCAGATGGCGCTGGCTCTGCTGTCGACGACGCACTGACGGTGCAGGTCAGGATTGCGGGCAAAAAAAACCGCCAGACCAGCGCTGGCGGTAACTTGTCGAGCAACAAGCAAAGTGATGGATATATTTCACTTTCATTATTGGCCGATATTTTTTTACCTGCAAGCGTAAGCGGCAAAAAAAGCCCGCACACGGCGGGCAAGAGTGATGCGGACAATCAGCTTGTTCCGGCCCTGAGGCCGTGTCTCTCTGGACATTAGTGTTATCGGCACGGCAGGAGATAGCTTTAGGGGTGGGCATGAAAAACCCGGTGCGGTGGCGGGTGCAGGAGTGGCAACGAGTTCACCATTGGTAAACCGTTTACCATTAATGACATCGTTAACCATAGGGATCGGTGTGGCGGGCAAAACTGAAGGTATTGAGATCTTCTACTGGTATATCAACGAGATAGGGTGGCGGTCATATGGGGATCGGCGCAATAAAAAACCCGGCGCTGTGGCCGGGTTTATTTGCAGTGTTGGCGATAAAACTTTAGCACCTTGTTAGGTGTAAAATCAGAAGATTCGAATCCTGATAGTACACGCTGAAAAACGCTTTCTTCCATATCAGCGTGTTTTTCCAATTCTCCGCTTTCTTCCCTAGAAACCACATTAGGGACTTTCCATACAATAGCATCGGCATAGAAAACATAACTGTCATGATGCACAAATGGGTGCTCTCCAGCACGTAAAATACATGCTGGATCGTGGTGTACTGGAGCCGGATATACCGTGGTGATATTAACGACCAGTACGCATTCGCAACCATGGACAGGATGGTACACTGGATCGTTACAAATGATATGTAGATGTTTAGACCCACCAACAGGGGCCAATACGGTGCCTTTCCTGTATGGTGAGTAAACTGTCATGCTAGCTCACTGCTGAATTTTTTGAGTTGGTCGCGCGCTCTCATTCTATCAAGGAGAGCTTCGGCTTCCGCTTCAGATTTCCCGCCAGCCATGAAAATGGATTTTGGATTGATCGCAACAGACGACCCGTGAGGATCTTGCCACTCAGAACAAATTCGGTGCGTTAATTCACAAAGCTCAAAGCGCTTATAATGACCAAACTCTGAGAAAACTTTATCCAGAATTTTTATATCAGCTCGGCTTAGCTCATCGAAAGCATCATCGTCTTCAAGCCCATGAACTGGCTTTTTGACTGAAACCTCATAATTCGATTCACCTTTTATCCAGTCATCCCAAGGTGATTCTTCAAGAGGGCTGCCTGACTTAAGCAGGTCATAGGTTCGTGACAATACAGGACCATTGTTCATGGACACTGCGCGGTCACCAGTCATTGAGTCGCCATAACTGATCATATACTCACGATCAGCCAGGTAAAGCAGTTTCATGAGTTTGATATATGCCATGCGCCCACCACGTTTCAACAGTAGGTAACCAGCCATTTGAGCTGCTTTATTTTCGCTGTACATACTCAACCTCCCAGACTACCTAATTAGTAATCTCAAGTGTGATTATGAATACAAGTGATGCTGTAGTCAATCAGGCTTATTGGCCTGTAACCCTTCAGCCTCATTTTACCCAAACGTATCTTCCGGCCTAAGCACCTGGCATCCAGGCGCCGCTGGCAATGAACCATACCAGGAGTGCTATCCCTGCTATCCCACAAACAGCAGGGAAGATGTATCCAATCTTCATTTCATCACCCAAACGTCTCTTCCGGCCACTGAGCCTTAACCACCTTGCCAATGATGCGGATACTGTGGTCGCAGTCCAGAATCCTGTATGCAGGGTTCAGCGGCACCAGGTAACTAACGCCACTGTCCAGCTCGTACTTCTTGAACGTTACTTCTGAGTCACCGTTCGCAGATGCAATACAGAAATCACCCGACTCTACCGGTTCAGCCGGATCAATCAGTATCAGCATCCCTTCAGGAAAGCTCGGGCGCACACCCTGTGGTGCCGTCATTGAATGTCCCTTTACCTCAAGCCAGAACGCTTTCTCACTGGCTTTCTTCGTCGTTGGCACCCATGCCTTAGCGTCACTGGCCGTGTAGCTGCCGACCTCGGCAAATGGGCCAGCCTGGACGTGCGCGAACAATGGATATTCATATTGTTTGAAAACTGAATCAGACTCATCACCAAACATGATCTTGGCTGGTGATACGCCAAGGGCAGAACCAAGGATTACCGCGTCGTCAGCACTTACCTTACGTGTGCCTAACTCATAATTCCCCAGACGAGACGGAGCCGCCCAACCGCAAAGTTTGGCTAGCTGTACCTGGCTAAGTCCTTTTGCTTCACGCAGGGACTTAATCCTTTCCCCGATTAATTCATGCATTGTTTTCATCCAATAAATTTACCACGGTTCGTGATTGCACTCCGTACACGAATTGAGGTTGACTGTTAATCACATTTTGTGTGTAATGGTGTTCTGTTTAACGCCAAGGAGAACGCAATGAACAACATTGCACAGCAGCGAAAGAAAATCGGAGTTTCGCAGGCTGTTCTTGCTTCGGCGATTGGTTGGGGACAGTCACGAATTGCCAACTATGAGCTGAATATCCGTACCCCTGGACTCAACGATTGTCGACTGATTGTTGAAGGCCTAAAGAAGCTGGGATGCCATTGTTCTCTAGATGATGTTTTCCCACCTTCAAAAAGTAAAGCCGCTTAGCAGTACCCGCTCTTTTTACAACGGACATGAAGTCCTACGGAAGCCACCGAGAACGTGGCGACTAACTCAAACGAAACAACAAAACGTTCGTGGCAATAGCTGCGGCTTTGTCACGTCTGAACAACAACTTATCACCAAGGAATCATACGAAATGGATCATGCAAAGAAACGCAACGAGGCATTGCGCATTGAAAGCGCCTTGCTCAACAAAATCGCCCTGTTAGGCACTGAAAAGACAGCAGCTGCTGTTGGTGTCGATAAGGCGCAGATAAGCCGCTGGAAACGAGACTGGATACCGAAGTTCTCGATGCTTCTGGCAGTACTGGAATGGGGTGTCGTGGATGACGAGATGGCTCATTTAGCCCGGCAGGTGGCGCAGCTTCTCGCAAAAGGAAACGCCCCAAAGAGCAATGAACTCTTTGAGGCGTAGGGTGGGGCAACAACCACGATGCATATCCCGGAGATGATTATGCCAAAGAAACACGTTTTACGCCAGGCAGAAATGCGCAAAAACCTTGCCCGCATCGAGTTCTGCAAAGGCTTCAACCCGACTGTCGCGGAGAAACTGAAGCACATTCTGGAAGAGGCCAAAGCGAAGGAGAAGGGCAAATGAGTAACGTCAGAAGTTTAGCCAAAGCAAGAGAGGCCAGAGCGCCTCAGGAAACGCCGAAAGAGGTCGGTAAGGGGTTTACCTTGCTGCACAGAAAAATACAGGAGACAGAGTTCTACAGAAAGGATTCTCAGGCTGTTCATCTGTGGGTTCACCTGATTATGTCAGCCAACTACACAGAGGCGGCGGTAAAGACAGAATACGGAGTTATCCATCTGCAACGTGGGCAGTTCATCACGGGCCGAAACACTCTGGCAGCAGAGACAGGAATCGAACCAAATCGCGTTCAGTACCTGCTGAAGAAGTTCAAAAAGCTGGGCATGATCGAGACAGCTTCACCGGGAAAATTCACCGTAATTACCATCTCAAAATACGCTGAATATCAGGGCGAAATTGTCCCAGAAGATTCCCAGAAGATTCCCAGACCAAAGGCAGATGTGGCGCGGCTTCCGGAGGTGTTTGTCCCAGAAGATTCCCAGAAGATTCCCACAGCTAACAATATAACTAATAAATCATTATCTAACGATAATGATATGTCATCTGACGATGACGAATCGCCTCGCAAGAAAGGGCTTTCAGTTCCCTATCAGGCAGTGCTCGATGCGTACAACGAAGCAGCTGGCGACAGACTGCCTAACGCTGAAAAGCTAAACCCCAAACGACGCACCGCTATCAAGCGCCTGCTTGGGGAGCTGAAAGAGCCCACCGTCGAAGCTGCCAGTAATTACTTTCACGCCTTCATGAACACCGCCAACGGGTTTTACTTTGGCGAAAACAATCGCGGCTGGCGAGCGTCGTTCGACTACCTGCTCAACAGCGACACACTGACCAAAACACGGGAGGGAAGCCTGTGAACGATATCCTGACACCTCCGCACAGCCTCGACGCTGAGCAAGCGGTAATCGGCGGCCTGATGCTGGACGGCGGCGAAGACAGAACGCTGAAGGTTATGGCGATGCTGAAGCCTGAAAGCTTCTTCTCGGCAGCCCATGCGGTCATCTTCACCGCGATTAAAGACCTGCTGGCCCGCAACAAGCCTATCGACCCGCTGACCCTGTCTGACGTTCTGGAAGCAGGCGGCAATCAGTACGGCGGATTCAGCTACCTGGCGGAAATGTCGAAGAACACCCCATCAGTCGCAAATCTCGTTCACTACGCCGCGGTCGTACGCGACAAGGCGATGGAACGCTATGCCATCTCCAAGCTGAACGAAGCGACTGAGCTGCTCTACAGCCGCAACAGCATGACGGCCGTCGAGAAGCTGGAATCTATCTCAGCCCTGACAACGCAAATCAGCGACTACGCCAAAACGGGCAACCGCCGCGGCCTGCGCTCATTCGGTGATGTCATGGACAGCTGGGTAGCAGACCTTGAGAAGCGTTTCGATCCGAATGGAGAACAACGCGGCATGAGCACCGGCATCCCGTCACTGGACCGCATGCTGGCACCGAAAGGACTGGTGAAAGGTTCGCTGTTCGTTATCGGCGCGCGTCCGAAGATGGGTAAAACCACGCTCTACGGCCAGATGGCAATCAACTGCGCTATCCGCGAACAGAAGCCCGCGCTGATGTTCAGTCTCGAAATGCCCGCTGACCAGATTCTGGAGAAACTGGTAGGACAGAAGTCCGGCGTTAACCCGAGCATTTTCTACATGCCCGCCACGGAAGAGGCAGACACCGAATACCAGGGCGACTACGACGGCGATTTCGATAAGGCCATCAAAACCGCTAACCGGCTGCGCGAATCCGACCTGCTGTACATCGACGATACGCCGGGCCTGTCACTGGCTCACATCGTTGCAGAGTGCCGCAAGGTGAAGCGACAGAGAGGCGAGGTAGGCATGGTGCTGGTCGATTACCTTACGCTGATGACGGCTGAAAAGGCCGACCGTAACGACCTCGCATACGGGCTCATCACGAAGGGGCTGAAGAACCTCGCGAAAGAACTCGGCTGCGTCGTAGTGCTGCTGACCCAGCTGAACCGCGACCTCGAGAAGCGCCCGAACAAGCGACCGCTTCCGAGCGACTCACGCGACACCGGCCAGATTGAGCAGGACTGCGATTACTGGGTGGGTATTCACCGCGAAGGGCATTACGACGAAAGCGTACCACCAGGCGAAACAGAGCTGCTACTGCGACTCAACCGCCACGGCGAAACTGGCACCGTATTCTGCCTGCAGAAAAACGGCGCTATCTACGATATGGACCAACAGGCAGCCAGAGCAGAGCGCGATTCCCGTTCCGACAAAGGCGGCAAGAAGGGTGGAGGTGGATTTTGACTGCCTACTATAACGAAATTGACCCATACGCCGCCCAATGGCTGCGCAATCTGATCGCTGCAGGACATATCGCCGCGGGCGTTGTTGATGAAAGGAGTATTGAAGATGTTACACCCGGAGATCTGCGAGGATTCACACAGTGTCACTTCTTCGCAGGAATTGGCGTCTGGAGCTATGCACTGCGTCAGGCACGATGGAGTGACGATCGCCCAGTCTGGACAGGAAGCTGTCCATGCCAACCTTTCAGCGACGCAGGCAAAGGCGCTGGGTTTGCTGACGAGCGGCACCTGTGGCCCCACTTCCATTACCTCATCGAAAAGCTACGGCCTGAAACAGTCTTTGGTGAGCAGGTTGCAAGCAAAGACGGACTTGCTTGGTTCGACCTTGTACAAGCTGACCTGGAAGGAGCGGGATACGCCTCAGCAGCACTTGATATCTGCGCTGCGGGCTTCGGTGCTCCGCACATCAGGCAGCGACTCTTCTGGGTGGCCGACGCCGACCGCAAACAACGGAACTGGTGCGGGGACGAGCGGCCGACAGGGGGGCATGAATCTTCAGTCGGAGGCTCAACTGGCAGGATGGCAAACGCCAGTAGCGAACGATGCAACCGGATCGACCCACTGTTACAGCGGCAAGAATGCGGATGGGACGCCGAAAATATGCCTGAAACTTCCGGGCACAGCAAAGTTGGCGGGTTGGCCTACACCAATGGCGGGCACTCCAGCGCAAAATGGAAACAGTGCGGCGGGAAATACGGACAGCAGCAGGAAGACAACCGCGCTTTGCGGAGCTCAGGTTCGGGGGTCTGGAATCAATATAGCGATACCGATGCCGGAACCGCAGCGACTAACGGTTTCTGGCGAGATGCTGACTGGCTGCGCTGCCGGGATGGAAAGTGGCGGCCAGTTGAACCCGGCTCATTCCCGCTGGTTAATGGCGCTACCCAAAGAGTGGGACGACTGCGCGCCTACGGGAACGCAATCAACGCGGAAGTCGCGAAAGGCTTCATAGAGGCGTATTTGGAGATAGAGCATGAACAACGTAATCCCCCTCAAGAAATCAACCTACCTACTGCCAGATGACGAGTTCGAAGCTCTGCTGCAGGAAGTAATCATCCACGGCCGCAAGTTCCACGACTTCACCTGTTACCCCGCGGTGATGCGTAAGGTGCTGAGCGACGCACTGAAGAGAGACAAGCGCGATGGAGAAGACCAAATTCCTCCTGCGGGATAATCGCATCCGGCAGAACCTCAAAGACTTTATCGACTCCCTCCCTACCGACGAACACCGCCCCATCGAAATCACCATCAGTGACTCAAAACGCACTCTACCGCAGAACGATATGTTCCATGCGTTGTGCGCTGACGTCCAGCACCAGGCGGTTTGGCAGGGCATGAAATTGCAACTGGTTGACTGGAAAGCACTATTCGTTTCAGGGCATGCAATAGCAACAGGAAATCCGGGGCAAGTAGTACCAGGGCTGGAAGGTGAGTTTTGCAGCATACGCGAGAGCACTTCACAGATGGGCGTGAAGCGTATGACGAGTTTAATCGAGTACTCCACTGCATGGGCTGTCGGAAACGGCGTGAAGCTGCGTGAGGTGCGTTACTCAGGAGATTATTTCGGGAGAGCAGCATGAAAGAACCAATGGGTTTAGCAGCAAGAGTTGAAATACTTCGTGAGCTTCTGTCAAAAGAGGGATCACTCAAAACCAGCGAAATCAGAATTTACTTCGCGAGCCTGGGCGTCAGCGACAAGTGCATCATGCACACCACTCACCACGCCTACAAATACGGCATCACGCATCGTCGGAAGAACCGCGGCACCAATGGCTATGAGTATCGACTCGCCAGCAAATACCCGCGCTGGGGAACTCGATATGAGGCAGAAGAGCAGGCAGCGCGTCGCAACGTGGTCACTACGTGTAAGCGCAAGAGCCAGGTGTATCAGCTTGACCAGTTGCTGAAGTCTGCGAGAGGTGGACATGCGCCGCAAGAAATCTCTCTTTGAGCGAATGGAAAACCACGCCATCTACGACGTCAAATCACCCCGCCGCAAGCCAAAACCAATACTCACCGCCAGTCAGATTCCGACATTCGATTATGTCGCGGGCATCTTGCAGGCTAAATGGGATCGCATGAGGAAGACACGATGAATTACGGCGAAATGAGCGATGTTGATATAGCCGTTCTGGTTGGAAAGCACGTCAGTAAGGACGGGCAATCTCTGGTCGGAATCACTGGGAAGGCATGCATTCACGAATACGCACCATCAGTTGGAAACTTTGGTGAAATGTGTCTCGGGTGGAGAGAATTTGACCCCTGCAACTCATGGGCTGAGGCCGGGCCGATTATTTTGGCTAACAAGATAACCATCAGCGCACCGATGGAATATGACCAGCCATACGAATGGCTTGCTTACCCGTCAAGCGACAGCGATATCTGCGTATCACACCCCAACCCGTTGCGAGCGGCCATGACTGCGTTTCTGATGATGCAGGAGCAATCCAATGCGTGAGCGCTGCCACCGCTGCTACACCATCCTCACAAGCGAAGATATCTATCACTATTCGATTAGCTGCGAAAACTGCCAATGCGATATGGAGTGGGAAGAACATGAAAGAGACCAGCCAATCAAATCCGCCTACTGGCGCTGGCGAGCCATCTGCTTCTGTGTGCGTTTTCTGTCCGGCATTGCTGGTAGAGGGCGAGACCTACTGCTGCACAAGCTGCGAAATAAATCTGATGCGCGATCCCAACTACCGGATGTGCGGAGGCAACGATGACTGACGACGACTGGATTGGGCTGTTTTTGTTGAGCATCATTTTCTTGGCAGGAGGAAGAAGATAATGGCAACAGGCAAACAGCCTAAGCCGCCGAAGCCGAAAACCTGTAAGCACTGCAAAACCAAATTCATTCCAGCCAGACCTCTCCAGTACATCTGCACCCCATCCTGCGCATACCAATACCAGCAACGACAGAAAGAGAAGCAGCAGAAGGCAACTGACGCTGAAATCCGTCGTGCCTGGAATAAGCGTAAGTCAGACTTGAAGCCGCTAAAGCACTGGGAAGACTTAACCCAGCGAGCTGTTAACGACTACATCACAAAGGGAAGGGACAGGGATTTACCGTGCATAAGTTGCGGCACATGGGAGACAGTTCAGTGGGAAGCGGGGCATTACCGGTCACGCGGCGCGGCATCACATCTACGCTACAACGAAGACAACCTGGCAAAGCAGTGTCATCGCTGCAACGTCCAGCTATCCGGCAATCAACAGCAGTATCGCATCAACCTTATCACCAAAATCGGCCTTCAGCGCGTCTTAGCGCTCGAATCTAACAACGAACCTCACCGATACACCCGCGAAGAGCTGGACGCCATCAGAGCGCGTTACAGGGCTTTGTTGCGCGCATTGGTCAAGCAGAGAGAGGCAGCATGAGTGATTACCTCGACTATCTCAGAGAGAAGTGGCTCCGGCTTCGCATCCTCAAGATGAGCCGCATGTACGAAATCAACTACCGAATACTCCGCAACACAGCAAAACTACTGGGGGTTAAGCATGCAATCTGACGCACTCGCACAGCTGGCGCAGGTAATGCGCAAATCAGACCTCAAGAAGCGATACCTTAGTCCCGTAAAGCTCATCACTCCACTGCAGTCTGCATGGGTGCGCTGCCTGCTCGATATGTGGGGCGAGAAGTACGGCGGCCACGTCGGACCCGACAGCGGCAAGGTAAGCGTGATAGGGCGGCTGATGATTCGTAAGGAGTGGAACGACAGGGAGTCAGAGCGAATTATGGAAGTGGTGGAGAACTTACATCAGCAGGGATACCGCGGCGATGAACTATTCATCAAGGCAAAGCAAATCATCAACCCGCAGAACTCCGTCAGCAATCTTCTCGAGCGCGCCAACGAGCAAGAAGATGCCGACCTGGTTGAAACTGTAATCTGCCGTCTCTTTGCACCAAACAACCCGATCCGACATGTAGCAATTAAATACTACTGCGAGCGCAAATGCTCGCAAGATATCGCTCTCCACCTTACTCGCGTTACTGGCCTTCATATCGAAAACAGTCGTACCAGAGTTAAGTGGTGCAGAGAGCTTTTCGAGGCTTCTGTATTTCACGCTATCAGGCATGAAATGGAAGCTAAAAGATTCGATAAAGCGGCGTAAATGCGATAAATCGTAAAAATATTCACGAGGTGACTTGCAAACGTCACGTGGACCTGGTAACTTTCATGTATGCTCGCGGCAGTTGTCGTTGAGCGGTCAGTTGCAAAACATCTTGTGGATTCCAAGAAAGCCCCACGGTCTCACCAACCGGCGGGGCTTTTTTACGTTCTGCGCAACGGCAAGGGTTATTGGTGGGTGCTTTCCGAGCGCTTTAGAGACGCCGATTGCTCTTGCCCGTTGTGGTGAATACTGGCTTCTGTTGATTACACCTGCCGGAATAAGCACCGGCCACCACAACCAAATAAGCTCTGGGCAGACGTGCCAGTCACCTAATCGCAATTGCGTCAGAGCTTCAAATTATAAGGTCAGCCAAAGAGCTGGCCTTTTTCTTTTGCGCACGCCATTCAACACCAAACGAAACTTTTCCCCTGGTGGCGTCGCGCATTTTCTTCAATAAAAAAATCCGCGCTCAGGCGGATTCTTCAACGTTGACTACGCAACGGCAGGGCGGTGCTTTTTTCTCTCGACAAGATTAAAGCTAACCGGGCTTGCTCAGTTCAGAAAGTAGACAATTCCTAATTGAGCCAGCTCCCTCAACCTCGAGGGGGTCAAATGAGTATCGATATGAGCAAACTGGCTTCGGGCGCAGCGTATGGCGCGTCTGCCGGGACAATTGCCAACGGTCTTCTGACAAGGCTGAGTCCCGATGAGTGGAGCGCCGTAGGTGTCCTGGCCGGTATTCTGGTCGCCCTGCTAACGCTCGGCATCAACTGGTATTACAAACGCAAAGCCACGCTGGCGCAGATTAAAGCTCTCCAGCGCTGGCCGACCGCGCCCGACCTCCACGAGGAATAACCCATGGCAATGTCAAACTCACTGCGGAATAAGCTGATTGCTGCCGCGGGTGGCGGAGCCATGCTTATCGCTACTGTATTCCTCGGCGGCAAGGACGGTGTGGAAGGGCGTGTTTACGATCCCTATAAGGACGTCGCCGGGGTCTGGACGGTCTGTGATGGCCATACCGGAACCGACATCATCAAGGGCAAGAAGTACACCGACCGCGAATGCGATCGGCTGCTGTGGAATGACCTGCAGCCGGTAAAGAAAACCGTCGATAGTCTGGTAAAAGTGCCGCTTAATGAATATCAGCGCGCTGCGCTCTACAGCTTCACCTACAACGTCGGTTCTGGTGCATTCTCTAAATCTACGCTGCTTAAGAAGCTGAACGCAGGCGATCAGGATGGTGCATGTGAAGAGCTACGCCGCTGGGTTTATGCCGGTGGCATGAAGTTTCGTGGCCTGATGAATCGACGCGATATGGAGCGTTCAATGTGCCTGGCGGATGGTCCAAATGACATTTAGTTGGCGAGCATTAATTATTGGCCTGCTGCTGGTGGCGCTCATTACGGTCTGCCGGTTAGCAATTCTTTTCCACGGCAAATACGTTACCGCTGACAGCCTGGCTACCGAGCGCCAGCAGACGATTGACGATATGCAGATCCGCCAGCGTGATGTTGCCGCGCTCGACGCCAAATACACAAAGGAGTTAGCCAGTGCTCAGGCAACTATCGATCAGCTTGAGCGTGACGTTGCTTCTGGCAAGCGCCGGTTGCAGCTCAACGCCACCTGCACGAAGCAATCCGCCACCGGCACCGCCAGCCTGGATGATGCAGCCAGCCCCGGACTTACTGACTCCGCTGAACGGGATTATTTCACCCTCAGAAGTCGAATCGAGCTCGCCGGGAAGCAAATAGCCGGATTGCAGCAGTACATCAATGAGCAGTGTTTGAAGTGATCATCACAGGGCGCATTCAAGCAGTACGCCCGATGATGTGTACCGAAGCGGGACTGATACAACTTTGCAAGTAATACCGTGATAACGTCTCAGATAAGGCGTACGGTGGGGATTCATTCTCAACCGGACATCCATCATGGAAACTGGTTTCTACTGGGTAGGCGATAGTGTAGCTGAGCCCTTAGTGTGGTTCTGGGACGCAGGTGGCTTTTACAAACCTGCCTGTTCTGTACCTTTCACAATGCAGCAATTTAACGCCGCTGGACTGAAAATCCTCAGCCACAAAATTACCGAACCAAAACTCAAGAGTGCTACCCGACAGCGGGGGAAGAGACTTTAAAGCACGCTTGAAAAAAACAGCCCATCCGTGGACCAAGGACGTGATAGGAGTTCATTTTTTCTTATACGTTTTTCAGGTTAGACAACCTCGCGACACCTTCAAGCGTAAGCGGTGAATTTCTCACACCCCCTAGACAAGGCAAACGCAGGCGCAAGATTTTAAAAGGGCACTGGCGTTTGCAGAGAGCGGCGTGTCTCAGCTGGGCGCAGCGGCTAAAGATGAGCTGAAGGCAATGGCAGTTAAATATCTCTGACGGCGCGACAAAGTAACAAAGCACCTCAAGCATCATGGCCCTGCATTCGCGGGGCTTTTTTATGCGCCTCGCACGCGCAAATATCAATCCCTAAGCCTACAGAAAAGCAAGCCTGAGATTAGCCGTTAATGGTGCGTCTTAGGGGCGGCTTAATCTGTGCGACAGGCTTGTTTCTCTATAGGAGCACCACCCTATGCAATACCCAGTAAATGATCAGTCTCTGACAATGACAAGCCGCGAAATTGCGGAAGTGACGGGTAAGCGTCATCCAGATGTAAAGCGCGACATAGAAACCATGATGGAACAGCTTCAGGAGGATGTGAGCAAATTTGCGCGCATCTATCTGGACAGTATGAACCGCAAGCAAACCGAGTACGTTCTTGATCGCGAGCATACCGAGTGCCTTGTAACAGGGTACAGCGCATTACTTCGCATGAAGGTCATTAAGCGGATGCATGAGCTTGAAGAGTCGGTGCGCATCCCGCAGACATTACCTGAGGCTCTCCGTCTGGCTGCTGACCTTGCAGAGCAAAAAGCACAATGA